CTATTCCAGTGCGCGTACGGATTTATTGGAATCCCGGCAGACGTTTGTTACTCTGCAACGGTGGTTTAACGAAAAACTGCTGGATTGGATATGGGAAAAAGCACTTACGTATCAGATTCTGCGTGGTAATTTGGATGTGTCTATAGACGATATAGAGCGCGTCCACTGGATACCCAACGGGTGGCAGTGGGTTGATCCGCTCAAAGAAGCCAATGCCACGCAGGTTAAACTACTGGCCGGGTTGACCACTCGCCGCGATGAATGCGCCTCACTTGGCAAGGATTGGGAGGAAGTGCAGGACCAGTTGCTGGCCGAAGAAAAACGGGAAATGGATCGCCGGGCTGAATTAGGTCTGCCGGAAAAAAATATCACTGTTGATGAGGATGAAGAAGATGGAAATTAACACACGGGCTGTATTTGGTAATTTATCCGTACGTAAAGTCGAGGAAGAGCCGAGAACGTTTGAATTTGTTGCGGCTACTGAAGGCGGCGTGCGTACGTGGATGGGCCAGGAATTTCTGGACATGGACGGCGTTGTGTTGGACCGATACACGGCGAATCCGGTGCTGTTGGACTCTCATAACCGGGACGAAGCCTCTGCCGTTATCGGCAAGGCGGTACTGACAATCGAAAACAGGCAGTTGATTGCACGCGCTACGTTTGCCACGACTGACCGCGCCGAAAACGTCTATAAACTGGTGGACGGTGGTTTTATCAGTGCGCTCTCCGTAGGATTTTTGCCGCGCAGCATTGAGGAAATCGAAATGGGTAAGGACGGAGAAATTGACGGTAGAAAAATAAGCGGACCCGCTAGCATTATTCGCCAGTGGGAACTGTATGAAATAAGTGTCGTGCCGGTTCCGGCCGACAAAGATGCAATTAAACGGGAATTAGAAGCCGGTCTTATTATGATAAAGGAAAATCACATGACCGAAGAAATTAAAGAAGTTGAGGAAGTTGTGGAAGAAGAAGTGGTCGAAGAGACCGCCGAAACTTCAGAGGAAGACCAGGACGCGATTCTGGCTCTGGGCCGCAAGTTGGGTCTGGAAACGCTGGCTAAACTGGCCATTATCAAGGGGTGTAACCTTGACGAAGCCCGCGAACTGTTTGCGGTTGAACTGGAACAGGTGCTGACTCCGGTTGGTACGGTTGAGCCGGTTGCTTTGACCGAAGAAAAGCGCGAATTGCCCGCGCTTGCAAAACGTGATTTTACTGGTTAATTGTTGTAGACAAAAAGGAGAAATATAAATGGCTACAAATAAGAATCGTTGGATCAAAAACCTTTATGGTGTTACCGAACCGTTTATTTACAAAGGTTTGTTTCAGGCCGGTGCTACGGCTGCTGTTAAGGTCGGTGAACTGATTGAGTTTACCGGAAACACCAATACCGCATGGGTTGCGATGGACTCAGATTTTAATGGTGCGGGAAACATTGCCATTGCGAACGAGGAAGTTAAATCAGGCGACCGTGCCGGTTATTACTCTATTATCGTTCCGCGTCCCGGTGATGTGTTTGAGTTTGACCTTGCTACGGCGGCTGCTACTGCTTACGGTACGAACCTGTATTGGAGTGACTCCGAAACTCTGACAACTACGGGGTCGCATATCCTTGCCACGGCTGTTGGCCAGGAACATTACCCCCTGATGCAGGAACATCTTGCTGACGGCGGTATTGCTGACATGGGATCGACTATCAAGAGTCAGGCAACCGTTCTGGTGACGATTGACCTTGCGTCCAGTCTCTGGGCCGTGCTGTCCCTTTAAATAATATATTGAAAACACGAAAGGAAAAATAAATGGCTAAAAACAAATTCGCGCCTAATTACACCATCGGCACAGGCGGCCTTGATGTTGCCGGGCTGCGCTCTAAGGCGCTGGCCGAACCGATTACGTTTATGCATGAGTTTCAGGAACTGGTTGATGCCGGTTTGCGCATGCAGGACATCCGCAGTATTCGCGACATGTTTAATGCGCTCAGTCCCGTAGACGTTCAGGTTCAGTTTCCGATTGCCGGTCAGAACCGTGCGGTTATGTCCAGTGCGTTCCCTCTGACTTCCGGTATTCTTGCGATTGCCGGTATCAATGACGCTTACGAGGCCGTGCCGACTATTGGCCAGGAACTGGTCACGGAAATGAATGACAACAAACGCAACACGGTGGTTGCGGGTATCCTGTCTGACAATCCGTCTGTTGACGGCGTTAAAGAAGGTGATGATTTCCCGGAAATCGGAGCCAGCGAAGAAAAGTACGAAATCCGGCACAAGCGCAATGGCCGCAGGCTGTCTATTACTGCGGAAATGATTGAGGAAAACGACGTCTCTGGTATCGTTGACCGTATCAATGCGTTGGGTGAGATTTCTGGCGAGATGATCGAAGAGCAGACGATAGATCGTGTTTGTGACCATGTAGGGTCTGCCACGTCTCCGGCTGAACCTTACGTACTGCACTTGAACGGTTCCGGTGTGGCTCTGTTCCAGACTGATAACGATCCGCTGACCCGCCTCAGCTCCAGCGGCAACCGTTATACGACCAACTCACTGGTTGACACGACTGACCTGGAAAATGTCCGTCTGCGTCTGGCCAGTTTTACGAACCCCCGCGGCAAGCGTATTAACATCCCGGCGTCTCAGTGTACGATTCTGGTCCCGAACGCTCTGTACAGCACCGCCCTGAAAATCCGCGGCTCTGAACTCGAGCCGAGTGTTGAAAACGAACTGAATGCCTGGGGACCGCGCGGTGCGTTCCAGCCGAAGGTTCTGTCCAGTCCGAAACTGGATGACATCTCCACGTCAGCCTGGTATTACGGCAATTTCAAGAAACAGTACCGCCGGAAATGGAAGCTGAATTTTGAGTATATGTCTCTGGGTAATACTACCGAATCGTATCTGGTCAAGCGTATCGCGGCTCAGTTCCGTCTCGCTTGGGATGTGGAAGTTGGCGCGGTGGATTACGTTTATGTTATTCAGAGTCTTGCGGCTACGACTGCTCCGTAAATTCTAATAAGGTGATGCCCCCGGTATTTTGCCGGGGGCTATAACCTTAATGAAAACCGAAAGGAAATATTATGCCTAGAGCACCTCAGATTGACGAGACTAGAAACTTGTATGAAGATCAGGTTATTGGTAATAAAAACGATACCGTTGCCGGTAATTCGCTTGTTTCGCTTGCAAAGCAAGGACTAAACGAAACCCCCGCCAGTAACGACACTTGGTATGTAAACGGTGGCGCCGGTACAACCGGTGATGGAACATCATGGGGAACAGCATTTTTAACTATGACAGAAGCAGTCGCAGCGGCTGGGAATTATGATACAATTTATGTCGGCGGCGGGTATTACACAGAGGCCGCAGTCATGGATATCGACCAGCACGGATTGCGTATTATTGGAACAGGAAGTGGCGCGCAGTGGGGCGCCTGTGGTTTTGGTAGCACAACAAGCGAAGACACCATCATGACCATTAACGCAAACAGGGTTGAAATATCTGGCATTGCATTCTGGTGCCTGACCGATGCAAAACACGGTATTGTACTAGGTACCTCGTACGATTCATGGAACACATGGATACACGATTGCGCGTTTGGTACTGGTGTTGGTGGCAATACTCTTGGCGAGTATGGTGTAAAAGCGAACGAGTCAGAAGACTGCGCGAATACGCTTATTGAAGATTGTTATTTTAATTACATGTCCACGGCCGCTATAGTAACCGCCGCAACACGTATGGTAATACGGCGCAACCTGATATGGTCTAACGCAATCGGTATTGACATTGAAAATGAAGGCGCTGCGTTTGCTAATTGTGCAGTATATGATAACCACATTATAGGTAGGGGTTCTGGTACTGGGATCAAGCTTGCATCAACTGAGCCAACGGACGGGACTGTTTATGTCGGAAATAACAACGTAACCAACTTTTCGACAAACATTACAACCGGCAAAGGTGACGCAGGACTTGTCAACAATGGCACTTATGGCGATTCTAGTACATGGACAAAAATTGATCCTACTTAGGCTTAGTTTTGAAGGATAGATAAATGGCTAAAAAAGAAGAAGTAAAAAAAGAAGAAGTAAAAAAAGAAGTGGCAAAGAAGGACGCATCGAAATCTATTTGCGCCAAGTGCGGCGCAAGTAGGGAAGAATACAAGTATGGTCTGTGCATGAATTGCTACGGGGCTTTGAAGTAATCTAATAACGGGCGCGGTCTTCGGGCCGCGCCACGTTTTAAGGAGAATATAAAATGTCTGGACAGACAAGAAAAGAACCGATTATTTTAATTGCTTCGAATACTCTGGCAACGGCTGGGACGGCCACCACGGACGGATTTCCTATCCCTGCGGACTGCGAAGCCTTATTGCTGGTGCTTGATGTAACCGCCGCGGCAACGGATGCGGCCGATACGCTTGACGTAGAAATTTTTGCGAATATCGGCGCGGCAGCCGATAAGGAAATATGTCATTTTACGCAGGTGCTTGGCAACGGAGGCGCACTGTGCCACATTGCCAAGATTGTTGTGCCGGTGGCCGAGGCAATGTATTCTTATGCTGCAATCGCTGCCGGGAGTATTAAAAATATTGTTGGACCCACGATCAGCGCAAAATATACAATGGTTGATGCGGATGGCGATGGCAGCTTTACGTATTCTGTGAGCGCGGTTCCCCTCTAATGGCAACCGTTTACGAAACTCAGTTTGCCACCTCTGCGTGGGCGCAACTGGCGGCTATGTTCGGCGAGACGGTCACGTATTACGCGGGCGGTACTGGTGGCGGGGCGAGCATTACGGCGATATGGATGCCGCAGGGTACGGATCCTGAATGGCAAGAGGACGGCAAATATGCGCCCAAGCGCGGCATGATTCAATGCGCTCAGGCGAATGTGGCTACGCCTACCATCAAGGATACTTTTTCGATTGATAGCACAACGTATGCGGTTGAGTCAATTACGCAGGAAAGTCCGGTTGTAATTATGTCCCTGGTGGACATAGGCCGGGAATACCTGGGCGGTCAGAACACGTATGCGGGGAACGACTAATGGCAACTACTCCCTCCGGACGTCTCAGCCTGCCACTGCATTATCTGCGGTTAACGCTTGCCGATTCTACGAATTGGCGCACGCGTTTTAGTGCCGCGGATCAGGCCGCAAGTTTGGCACGGATACACTATATCCGGGTGGCCGGCACGTCTGTTACGTCTCCGATTGCGGTTGCCGAATGGATGGACATACGTTTTACGCAAGCCACGGGCAGCGTATCATCGGCCGGATATGATCAGACCGGGGACTTGCGTTTGATTATACAGGAAACGGTTAGCGGCACCGGGGAAGCGGATCAGTTTAATAATTTTTCAAACTGGATAGGTGCGGTTATTGCGGATATGCTGGTGCTTGCCAGACAGCCGGGCTATTTAATTATTACAGACATAGATTTGGGGGGCGGTCCGCATAGACCGAGCGAGGAAGAGCAGCAAACGCTAGGCGATATTTATCAGGTAATTATGGGCGTTTCATATATGGGATGGTCATAAGATGATACCCGTGATTAAAGTTGAGGTGGACAATAGAAAACTTGGGTACTCTAAGAAGGAAATCAATGCCTTAACTGAATCAGGATATATATTTCTTGCCAAGAAATGGCATAGCGATTCATTAAAAAAGCATTTTACGGCTGCGGGCGCGCGTGAATATAAGTACCCCGCCCGGACAGCAAAATATAATAAGCGCAAACAGAAAAAATACGGACATCAGGAGCCGTTGCGGTTTTCCGGGGAACTGATGCGGCGCGCGTCTCTGGTACGCGATATTACGGGAAATTCAAAAGGCTCAAAAGTTAAGATGAAAGACTTGCCGAAACATACCTTTATGTATTGGATAAGTGCCGGAGGCCCCAAGAAATACGAGGAGCTGGTTGAGGTGTCTCAGCGCGAAGAGGTAACGATGAAAAACGATCTTGAAAAATATATGGCCGATAGTCTGAATA